GATTTGTAGTGTGCTAACACAATACCGTTGTCTTTGTCTTTGAAATGTTTTAAATCCTTGCTAGCGCCATTATATTGACTATATGGACGCTTTAATTTGTCTAGTAATTGTTTCAACATTTCAAGTTCAACATTGTAATTATAAAAGATAACTACTCGTTCATTGTTATGTGTTTCTAAAATAGCCTGTAAACGCTCAAACGGTTCTTTACTTACCTGTTTATTGATTCCTAATAAGAAACCATGTGACACGCAACGCATTGCGTTAAATAGTTTACTACTATTATCTAATTCAATCACTTCACCGTTATCCGCCTTATACATGCGATTCTTTTTCAATTTAGCATACATAGCTGGCTTTTTAGTCTTATACACAAAGTCCTCTGGATAGTAATCTTTATCACGCTTAAATCGCACCGCAACGCTATTTATCATATCATTTAATAAATGCTCGTTCTGATAACCTACAATTTGCATGAAGCGCATTGAACCTAACTGACGCATTTGTTTAACTACAAATAGTTGCTCAAACTCTTTTTTAGGTTTGCGGAATACATTAAGCATATATAACAATGGATAATAATTCTCTAGCTTACCATTAGAAACTGGTGTTGCTGTTAATATTCTAACATATTTAGTTTTCTTTGTCAACTTCATTACAAACTTGGTAACCTTAGAACTGGTTACTCCAACTTTGTGTCCTTCATCAATAATTATAAATGTATCTTTATCAACCCACTTCAATAATTCAGTGATTCGCCAAACTGATTCGAAACTGATTGCCACTTTACTTGATTCTGCTAACAACTCTTTGTTTTTCTTTGTTCCGCTATTCAATGGTGTAATATCAATATCCATCAATGCCCCATCTTCTGCAAAGTCTGCAACTTTAGGTGCTAAACAGATAACTAATAACTTACTACATCCAGATTGCAAGTAGGCACCAAGGGCGCTATATGTCTTGCCGACACCAGCGTCCGATAAATCAAAAGGTTTTTCTTTCCATTGTCTGATTGATTCAACTTGGTTTGGTAATAAAGTAATCTTACCTATCTTATTTGGAATACTCAAATACATAACCTCCTAATTGTTTTTGTTTATTTCTCAAACAGTCATTTATACTTTTATTTGACAAGTTCAATTTTTTACCACATTCAACCTGTGATTTATAATAGTTATATTCTCCTGTTGCAATATCAATTGCTTTTATCTTAGTTTCCGTACTTTTTTGGTTAGCTCTTTGTTCTTTATAGGTAGCCCACCTTAAGTTTTCCACTCTATTATCAAGTCTATCTCTGTTTATATGGTCTACTGTTGGTTTATTGTCTGTGTTTGGTATGAATGCTTCTGCTACTAGGCGGTGTAGCTTGTATTTATTAACAATTCCATTTTTTGATAATGATATATATTTGTACTTATCAGTACCTATCCATGGTGCTAATTTTTTTATTTCTTTTTACATTTCCTAGGTTGCTAACCTGATATAATCCTTCATATCCTTTAATATCTTTCCATTCTTCAATCATAGTCAATCCCCAATTCATCATAATTTATTTCTGGCAAAATCGGCTGTTCATATGTGAATGGATACTCTACACCGTTATCCATCTGGTCTAAGTGAAGTAATAGGTCCTCTAAATCATCAAGCGTATCTCTTAATAGTAAACCATATCCACCAGCACATCTAACTTCTTGTAAGTATCTAATTTGTAATTTATCAGCTTTGTAGTTCCCTGTTTTAAGCTCTAAAGCGATATAATAGCCTAAGTAACAGGCTTCAACGTCCGCACGTCCAACACGGTCATATATGGTTGCTGTGTTAACATTTACTAATGCACCTTTACCTTTCAAATAGTCTACTACTTCTCTACTAAATTTAGATTCCTTTCCCATAGTTTGAACCACCTTTTTTATTACCTTGTAACATATTTGTTATAAGTTCAATAGCTTCTTCTACGTCAATTCCTTCTTGGCTGAATAGTCCTAACATTGCTAACGTACCATATGTTAAATACTTGTCTATCTCTTCCTGTGTAATACCTTTAGTTCTGAAATCATTTTCCATTTCACTCAAAATATTATCAATTGCAATAATGCGTTCTGTTTTCATTATAAAGTACCTCCTGTAATTTCTAGTCGTTCCATTGTATTTTTACCATTTTCAATGTGTTTGTCAATGTTTTCTCCATATTCTTTCAATAGCATTAAATACATTGTAACACCTTTTGTAACATATAAATCAATTTCATGTTGTGTTACACCTTTTTTCAAAAACTCCTGTGTCATGTTGTACGTGTCTTTGTCTAGTTTCTCAATAAGTTCTAAGTTTGTCATTTTTATTCTTCCTCTCCAATTACTAATTCAATTGCGCCCCATGATTCATTGTAACTGATATTTAATACTTTTGTCAACTCGTCATACTTTCTAAATAATCGTTCCACTGACTTATCTATTGTTGTGTCAATTACTAATGCAGTCATACCATTTGATTCTTTCACTACTAAAAAGTGGCTGTCAACCACTTCATATGCTTGTAATAAATTCATGTTATTCAACCTCCGTAAATGTTTGAATTGCTAAGAATGTTAATGCGAATGATACTAACCAAGATACTAAACCAGCGTCACTTGACGTTGTGAATACAATTGTTAAAATACCTACTAAATTTGCCACTAAAATTGCCGTTAAAACTTCCATATTTTCATTCATTTTATTTATCCTCCAATTTGTTAATTCGTTTTTCTAATTCTTTAATTAATTGTTCATTATCTAATGATTGAGTGATACTTGATACTTCAATTCCTGATACTTGCTTATACTTCAAAATAATATCTTGTTGCCGTTCATTCAAGCCTTTGTATAAACCAACTTCATCTTTGGTTTCTTGCAACTTCTGTTTCATATCAGTAATACCCATTGTTGCCGTTGAACCTCCAATTAAAAGCCCGCATACTAATCCCAAGATAGTTCCTTTATGTTTCATTTACTTATTCCTCCTAATTGATTATATACTTAGTATATCAGTTGGGGCTGAACTTGTCAGCCCCTTTTACTTAAAATCTTTCTAAAATATGATAAGCGCCGTAGTAAAATTTCATTGTCATTAATGTGTTGTCTGGTTGGAAAATGATATAATTGTCTGATTGTCCTACCACTGTTCCAGTGCAATGTGTTTTGTTTGAGTGAATAGCTAGTTTCAATCGTTTACCTACTAATTTACTTTTGTTTTCCATGTGCTTAATAAATTCATCTTTGCTTACTAACATGTTTGTTTCCTCCCTTATCTCTATGAATTAATAATACCATCAATGTAATAGATTGTCAACACTTTTTATAAAATAAAATCCTTCTTGGTGCATTTTATTTTCAATGTCATAAATATCAATAATTGTTTTTATTTCTGAAACCAGTTTACGTACTTCATTTTCGTTGAACTCTACCTTACCAACTGCTTTCCAGTACCTTTGTGTGGTGTGTGATTGCATGTTTTCCTTGTCGTTCATATCCATTAATTTCTTGGTTGCGTTATCTCTTTTCTTATCTGTTTTCTTTAATTCAGATACTAGATATTTTAGAACTACCAGATAATGTTTATCTAGTAGTTCTTCTTTTGTGTTTAACATGTGTAATCAACCCCACATAATGAACACATTTGTTTTAAAATCAATTCCACATCTTTCTTTGTGTGTGGTGCGTTGCATTCCATTTTTTGAACTTCCGTAGCCCATTCTCTGTCACATTCCATTATTTCCATGTATCTTGTAATGAACAATTCTTCTAATTCCTCAATTGTATTTTCTAATTCTACGTAATATGGTTTCATTTCTTAATTCCTCCTCTTAACTTATGAATTGAGTATATCATGAACAAAAAAGAAAGTCAACTGTTTTAGTCAACTTTCTTTAAAATATTTTAGAAAATATTATCTGTTTCAGTAAAGTTGTTAGCCCATTTGATATTGGTTAGCACATACTGTGGTTTTCCGTTAACTCGTTTTTTAACTCTGTTTAATACAATATTCTGCGATTTACGTTGTAGTTCTGGCACAAACTTACGAGCTGAAACGGTCATTAGTCCTTCATTTACTAACATATCGTTATATGCTTCTAATAATTCGTTTGTTGGGATAAATGAGTTTTCATCTTCCACGAACTCAATTTCGTTCATGTCAATAAAGTTTGCCATTGTGTCATTTCCTTGGATAAAGGCATCACGCAATTTATTTGCATTATCACTGGTCCAGAAGTGTCCTTTGGTTTCTCCATTTAGTCCAAATAGTACATTTCTATATTGTTGTAAACAGTAGCTGATAAACTCTGATTTTTCTTCATATGTGAAATTCTTTGAACGTTCCAGCCACATTGAATCAGTTGGGTTATCTCTTCCCATTGTCTTATTAAATGGTAATGTGATAATACGGCGCAAGAAACCATGTGAAGTGTCTGAAAATGTAGGCATATTATTTGTTGTGAAAATCATTAGTGCGTAGTTAGTAAATGTAAACTTGTTAATACCTTTATACTCTGCACTCATTACGTCATTACCTGATAGTGTTTTCAGTGTACCTGTTTGTTTAATATGTTGTGCTGGCATATCCGTTTCAATGTTTACCATTTTACCAAATAATTGAGAGCTTGCGAATTTATCGTTATTACCTGACAAGCTAGCGAGTGTCGCATGACTTGTGTTTGATTTACCTACTAGGTCCTCAATAAATGCCATAATGTGAGATTTACCGTTACTACCTTCACCAGTTGCAAATACCATTGCTTGTGGGTCTTGGTTGCGGTAGAAAATGCGCCCAATCAATTGAAATAGTGTTTTTGCGTCCTCTTCTAAAATGTACTCAATCCATTCAGCAACGATATTGTGTTTAGGGTTCTCAATATAATCATATTCAATTCTTGTTGTTTGGTAGTCCTCTTTTACAGTTGGTTTTAGTGTGTCCTCTTTAAAACGATATGTACCATTTTTAAAGGCAATTTTATTTGGGTCCATTTTGTCATTAAATGGTAAGTTAGCACCAGAAGCAAGGGCATTTTTTGCCATTCTTTGGACTGCATTTCTAAATTGGTTAGCAACCTTTGCATTTTCTGCATAATGTGGTGTGTAGACCATCATGAATTCATTGTAAAGCTTTTTCCATAAACGAGCTTCTAAATTGTCCTCTGATACCTCATAGATTTTTGTGTCATGATTATAAACCACTGGTAAACCAATTGTGGAACTTGCGTGTACTGGTAATACCTTAGCCATGTGAACAGCTAATGCTTCTGCATTTAATCCATCATAGCTTGGTTCTGGTCGTTGTGGTTCTGCATTCTTAGCCGCATCTCCATTTTTGAAGTCAACTTCCCACTCTTTGTGGTCCTTTTCATATTCTGATAATGCCTTGATATATTGCTTGCTTGGTGTCAAAGTCTTTTCAAGCGTGCTGATAAAGCTTAATTCAATTGGTTGGTCATATTCTACTTTTTGTAATTCATTTACCATTATTATTCCTCCTAATATCTTATGACATTAATATACCATGTAAAAAAGAGAAAGTCAACTGTTTTATTTAACTTTCTCCCTTATCATAGCATATTTATTTTTAAAAATGTTTATCGTATTGGTATATGCCAATCCATAGTAATATAGTTACTAGTAAAATTACACCTAGTACAATCCAACCAATTGGTTTCATTACAGATAAAGTCATTATAATACAAAATAGTATTAGACCAAATGCTATTAACGCACCTACTGCGATACATGCCATCATAAAAGCTTCAAATTTACTCATTTTTCCACCTCATCTAGTTTTTTCAATAATCTTTTTTCATTCCATACATTTACAATATCTCCAATATACTTAAGGTTGTATAAGGCTCTAAATTTATATGCTAATGTGTTTTGAACATCTTTATATTCATATTGATACATTAGTGGTACATTATTTTTTAATACAACTGTTACTGTAGCCCCATTATATGGTTCTTCAAATTCATAGTAACGTTCTGTGTACATGTCTACTCTCATTTTGTTTCCTCCTTAATACATTTAAACAAGCCATCTGACTTCTTTAATATTTCTCTTTCCTTTTTATATACATTTTCTTCAAAGAAAGCTTTTGCTTCTTCGTTATTACTTATATCAATTTCAATATATTCATCTTTGAATGCTTCTTTAAAGCTCATTCCGTTCCCTCCTCAAATTGTTGTTTCTGTTCTTTGGTTGCTTTTGTGTCACACATGGTGGCTTGCTTGTGTATCCATGTTTTAGAAACCATGTGTATTTCATTGTCTAATAATGTGATAAAATACCCACGTGTGTCTATCTGGTCAATTCTGTAAATATTTAGACCGTCAGTTGAAGCCCATATTGAGCCAATAACTTTTACTGAATCACTCATTTCCCAACTCCTCAATTAACATATTGTTATATTCTAAATTTGTTGAAGGTACTAGCGAATAGCATTGCTCCTCTGATAATGTAGTGTAGTTCATTGTTTTTGAAAAATCATCATAATAGACAAC